TCCGATCTAAAGAGATACGAAAGCAGGATTAAGCACGACATATCTTACTGGAATATCAATGCTTTTAGCAGCATTTGCTTCTTTGTCGCGGCCAAACATAAATTTATTCAATTTATTAGATTTGATCGATCCATCATATCTATAAACAAACATATTCCCAGAACGGTACGTCTCTCTAAAAAATTGTTCTTTGAAATTATTCAAATTAATAACATCAAACCAAGATTGGAAGAATTTTTTACCCTTGTCCGATCCTTTGTATAATTTAATATCTGTGCTACTCAAATCAGTCATTGTTTCAACGGTTTGATAGAACACGGGAACTTCCCGCCATGCAACTTGGCACAAACGAATTGGCTCGCGCATATAGAGATAGCGACCAAATTCTTGATACGGGATACGAAACTCTAATAAATTATTAAATCTAAGATAATCTCTGAATGGAGTATGTAAATCAGTATCTTCTCTAATAGGATATAAAGAGTCATCCCAGCCATAGTTAGCTGCACTTAATTTATCATGACCTATACTTACAGGTTCAAATTGATAATTGTTATTTGGCTTGATAATCGAAGTTTCAAGAGGAGAGATTGTTTTTTTCTTTGAACGGGCCATAGATTTAATAATTTACACTTTATTGTTAATATTTAATCATTTTGCCATCCCCAACAATAAATGGAACGAATGAAGTATTGTAATTAAATTTGTCACTAGTACTCATCATGTCAAAATAACGCTTTGCCATATAATTACCTAAATAAAGATTGGTGTAACAATCCCGTCGAATTTGACCTTCGCCACGTATACGTCTAATATTACTAGGTAATTCAAACGTATGAGTGCCTTGACTTGATACTTGTAATTCGATCAAACTACACTGACTTTTTACATCTTTCATTAAAAACTGTTGATGTTCAATAAAATCAATACGTCTAGAAGCACTATCGTCGCCATTTTCTTCCCCAGAGTGAATTTTCAATTTATCAAAATTGGGAATAGTTAAATTTTGAAGTATTTCTGATTTCTCATCTCCGGGGATCGCAGCAAACCACAATTTCTTATATTCTATTGACCACTGAAGATGCTCATTAGCTCTCCGTTTCCAGTCATTATTAAAATATTGAGAATAACAAATCTTCTTAGCTGTTAAATTATAGCTCCGTCTAGCTCGATTCAATTCTCTAATATATTCTTTTTCATCTACATCAAAATCAGCATCAAAAAATTCAAGAATAATCCCACGATCTTTAAATATTTGAGAATCATTGCACATATTTATAAATTGTGCCCCGCTTCTATCAATAACAATACAAACAAGATTAAACTCAGTAAGTAAGTAAAGTAAATACCAGATATAATCAGTTATATTCAATTCGCAGGCGGCAAACTGATGGACGAGAGTAACCGTTTGATTTTTTTCATTTAATTTAAATAAACCCATACCAAAATGGTCAGCCGTGCTAGCATCACTCATTGAGTTAGGGTCAATAGACAAAAGATATTTGGCCCCCTTTTCTCCCACTAACTCCAAACAAGGTTCTTGTCCCATTGGTACAGTGCATTCTTCCATTTTCTTCATAGAAAAATAACTATCTGAATCGCTGGGAAATTGAGCACAATATTCTTTAGTAAATTCAGCTTTAGATAGAGAGTTTTTGGCATTTTCAGTGGCCGCCGTGTTCAATAGTCCCTCTGGAGCAGCTTCATAAGACATTTGAAATATACCATAAGAAGCATCTTGGTCTTTGGAAGGGTTTAAAATAGCTTCCTTATACTTCTTATACATAGTAAACAAATATTCAAATTGATAAGTCGCAGAACTAAAAGCTAAAAATTTATTGTTCTTGAAAACGATTCGGTCGGCTTCAGTCATTAGCCCGCGCGCAATCAAATCATCTTCTCTTTTCTTAGTTTTTTGTCTTTCGATAGGATCAACGTTAGTAGATAAGAAAGGAATAATAACACTTGTAATAATTTTCTCTGGAACGAATCCCGCTTCGTCAAGAATAACAACATTAAAACGATAACCACGGATTTTATCGCCCGATGCTCCAAGAGGCAAAGCCACAATTTCACTAGTTCCAATTTTCATGAAACATAAATCAGGGGCTTGTCGCTCACTATTTAAGCAAGCTTTTAATAATTCCGCCCCTTTCATATTGGCTATATCTTGAATACCTTTGAACATTTCACGCGACCGTCTGAAAGTAGGAGTTAGAATACCAATCTTTGCCCCCGGGTAAAGTAAAGCATATAGAATAATAAACCAAACGGCAACTGTTGACTTACCTACACCGCGCCCCATTATACAAAGAACGTTATCTTTATTGAATAACATCTTAAGCAGTATCTCTTGAAACGGATACATTTCGATACCTTTGCCCGCAGTACCCGTGAGCAACTTCATTGTATAAGCCAAGTTATTTTCCAAGAACTTGGCTAGATAATATTTAGATTGTTCTTCGTCTATAGTTCCATTGACAGCACCAATTGCTTCATTAATATCTATAATGAATTGTGTTTTTTCGGCTGGTTCTATAAAACTCATAAATTAAATTAGTTTCTTATTAACTAATAATTGTAAATCTGTTTTTTTAACTTTCTTTCCCAATTTTAAAATAAATTCAGCCGTTTTAGCTGCCGATTTCCGGCCATCAACAAACACTATTTGGAAAATATCAAATTGTTCGTATAGGTCGCGCGCCCGCTTCGCAAGATGGTCAAAAGTTGATTGTATATGTTTAGTCTGAGGAAGATACTCGATACTTTTGAAATCCGCCCAAGAACTTTCTACTAAAATAACTAAATATCCATGATCCTTTTTCGCACGCTGTAATTCTTTCTGAAATCGTTCGTATCCCGCTGACATTGTGCCCGCGAAATCACTAATACTCTTACGTTCTATAGAAATTTTCTCATTATTAGCTAAAGCATAGTCACCATAGTGTAATTTATGCTTAACAATAGTAATATGTTTATCTAAATTTAATTCTTTTTGTTCACGAGTGTCGATAATTACTTCAATTGGGGCTGCCCAATCTATATCTAATTTCGTATTATTGAATCTAATTTGGAAATCTAATTTCTTACAAATTTCATTAAAAGATAAATTAAATTGTTTTTCAAACCAGAGAATGCTAGGTAATCCAGCCAGCCGTAATTGTGTTTCCCCCGGCGCATACTTCCAATTCTTTTTCAACTTACGTTTAACTAGTAAATCAATAAACAATTCCTTCGCGGCCTCGGGATTTTTCTTAGCCCAAGCATTTCTATCATTTAAATCTAAAAATTGTGTCTCAAAATATTGTTCAATATCTTTCTTGAATACAACTGGATGACCCGTTAAAGTTTCGCGCGGCTCATGTCGTTCAAAGTAATCGGCAATTTTAATACTATGAAATTCCCAAAAGTGTTTATTACTTTCGATTTTCTGATTGCATAGTTTACAGATATACTCCATAATTAACTAATAGCTTCTTCAGTCGTCAATCCTAAACTCAATAAGATAGTATCATTTAACGTGTCTTGTCTTTTAATTTCCGTTTTTCTATTTTCTTTTAACAGTGCTGCTTGCTTGAGCATTTTCTTACGATTTTCCTCTTCTCTGAAAAATTCGTAGAGTTGGGCAAGGTTAGCATTCTTATTTTGTTTATCTTCCGTACGTTTAGATCGTGCAGTATTTAAAATGCCGTAAATTCTTTCTTGGCGCTTAAGTACCTCGTTAAGATGCCCTGTAACTTTTCCGATTGTTTCAGCCAAAGCCATTGACGTTTTTCCACCTTCGTCATCGGTAATTCTATCTAACATCACATTTAACTTATCTAACTGTTTCTTTAAATCGGAAGCTTGAATAATATCATTGCACCAGTTAATATATAAAGAAACTTCCTCGGGCATTAAATCAGGTTTATCGAATACCCCGCGCACGAATTCTGATTCAAAAGCCACCCGTTTTTCAACACTAGCATAGTTATTAATTTCTTGAATGAATCGCGGGGAATGTAAAAAGTTAATAGTATTCTCTAAGCATCTCTTCTGATATGCCGTCATACTCTGTAAACTTAATCCCGCATTAAGAAATAAATTAACTTTGGCAAGAATTTGATGAATAGTTTTGGGCGGCTCATATTTTTCATCCACTGGCGTTTCGTCCCCGCGTCGCACAACTTCTTCTCCAATTTCTTTTAAATAAGCATTGATCGCGCGCACTTCACGCCCTAATGGAGTAACTTTAGTATCAGGATTTAAAACGCGGGCAATATCTATAACCCGTTGGTCTTTAATATTGTTTTTAATAAATAACTTGTCACTATCACTTAGAATAACAGGCTCTACTTTTTCCCACTCTTTAGTCTTGGCGCGAATCTTAGCATCCAAAAGAATTTGGCGAACTTTATGACCCGTTGCACTCCGAGGGTCTGATTCTGTTCCGTCAGTAAAAAAAGTAACAATTTCATTAAGTCCCGGCGGAGTCCCTTTCTTGGAATTCCAAAAATTTAAAACCTTGGCTTTTTCTTCCTCTGTATAAGTTACATTTTGCACTGGCATATTACTTTAATTCTAAATAAGATTCTTTATCTACTTTGACTAACTCTAACCCAAAAGGTTTAGTGTGTAATTCTTCAATATATTTCTTGTGCCTAGCATTTTCTTTATCATAACTTCCGCCTCGATTGGGATTGTAATACTCGTAAGCCCATCCCTGAATATCTTCGTACTCTTTTGATCCAATCACTAACTGAGTAGGGTCTGATTTATAAGTCCGCCGGAATTTAGTCCAAAGCTCATTTAAATCTTCTATTTTAAAGTAATCATCGTTCATATTTTAAAATTAAATCATTTCTTCCTCAATTAGTATGCTTTTAACTAAATCAACTATCATATCTTTTAATTGCTTAATTGCCCTCATTCCCTGCGCCCGGCTCGAAAACTTTAAATCATTAATTATTTCAAGATCAGTTTTGTCTTCCAAGTAAATTGCATTAAAAATATAAAATTCATTATAGTTAAGTTTTTCCCTTAACTTATCTTTTAATTCCTCTAACTCTTCAAAAATATTTGATTCATCCCACGGCTTTTCACTTACTTCTTGGGTATGATGATCTAAAGCTACCGGGAGATTTATATCACACTGCGTTTTTTTTTCGGCTACCCAATTCTTGTATATTTTGCAATTTAACGATTCGGTTTGTCCAAATAATTTGCATTGCCCGCCCGTTAGATTGGCAGGACACCCGGCGCAAGGAGAACTAAATTTATAATAATGATTTCGTAAATGAGTTTTAATAGCATTACTACAAACTGTAGATAACCACTGAGGTAGTGGTCCCTTATCTGGATCGTATAAATGCCATTTATTCCATAATCTCATTCTTAATTCCTGCTCAATGTCTTCTTTGGAAATACTGGGAATTGCACCTTGGAGCTTCCACTTCCCAATATTAATAGAAATAATCCTATTTATCTCAGGCAAACTTTCTTCAAAATCTAAAGTATTAGCCATACTTACTTTTTAGAAGGAGAATACTCTTCAATTTCCCCGAGAGATGTTGGATACCCTCTCCCCGGCGGATAATTATGTTTTGAATGACTTACATTCTGATTATGATTATTTTGATTATTTAATTCACGGAATTTCTTCGTAATAAACTTGCATAAATCGGAACGCATAACATCCTCCTCTGTAAATTCCCAGCAATAGATGCCTTGATCGCGGGACTCTTGATTGTTAAACAAATTATATACAATATCGAATCCGCTATTCTTAATATCAGCTTGTTCTGGATCGCCGCATACGAAAGTCTTGCAATATCTACCAATTCTACTTAAAAAAGTCAAAATCTCTTTAACTGAACTATTTTGAGCTTCATCTAAACAGAGTGCTTTAACTTGATAATCTAGGCCGCGCAGAAACCCTAATGGCTGGCATACCAAACGATTTTCACTTTCTAATTTTTTAATTTCGGCTGGAGATAAGAACATATCTAACTTATCCAAGAAAGGCATCATGAAAGGTTGAATTTTCTCAGAGCTATTACCGGGCAGATAACCCATTTTAGAATCTGCGCTCTCAACATTGCCGCGCACTAATATTAAATCAGATACTTTCTTTTGATTAAGTAACTGTAACATTGTAAAAATAGAAATACTTGTTTTGGAAGTGCCCGCGCACCCCTTAACAATCATAATTTGAGTATGAGGATCAAGTGCTAAATCTAAAAATGCTCTCTGATTTTCAGTCCAATTCAGTTCTTTGATTCTTAATTCAAAATCTATCTTATTCTTTTGAACTACTTTAGGGGACCGATCCTGCTTATTTTTATTTTGTGCCATATATTATTGATTATTTAATTATATAATTTTGTTTTAACTATTTACTGTGTAAATTATTGACTCCATTATGAATATCGATATGATTAAAAGTTTAGAACATATAGAACCTACCCAACTTAACAAAATACTTATTATTTACCATACTTTTGAAATATTCGCGAAATTATATAAAAATTTATTAGAATCTAAAAAAATTTCACATTACTCTGTAGAAACTCAAATTGCATTATCTAAATTAGATAAATGGTGGGAGAACAGAAAGAAAATCCAATATTTTGAACCCAACCAAGATAAACAAGCATTACTTAAATTATTAGAACTTTGGGAATACTTAGGTTAGTATTTAATAATATAATTTAGAATAATTGTTGGCTGTAATTTACTAACAGGATTATTACTTCCTGTATCCCCGGTAGCCACACTACTACTAGCAGTAGCAACAACAGCATCGCCACCAGAAGCTACTGAAGCTGTGCCACCGTCAATAGGTGAAACTGAATGATGATGAATAGGCAATTCACTAATATCAAATACATGACTTTCTTCACCATTTGATGCCCCTAACGTTGTTCCTCCAATATAAGTTGTAGTTAAACGGCCAGCAGCAACGCCACCCGGAGCTGGCTCCTGTCGAGATCCTGCGCTTCGTCCGGGCCAGGGCGGGCCGTCGCTGAGGCCGACGACTCTCCCTGTCGGAGGACGTCGAGGCCGGAGGGTTGCCCACCTCCCGTGGCGCCGGCGACGGGGTGCAGTCAG